TTTAGAAAGAAAAGAACAAAAAGAAAAAATTAATAAAAAAGAAAAACAAGAAAAGAATATACCAGATGATTTAAAACACTTACAAACTCTTATAGATGACTTTTGGAAGGTTAAGAAAGGTAGTAAATCAATACAGGCTTGGAAACAACAGATAACAGAATATAGAAAGTTTATAGAAAAGTATGGTGAAAAGATATTAAGAGGCCAGTTAGAAGCAGGGATACTTGCAGGTACATGGAAGGGTTGCACAATAAAAAATTATGAGTCAATTAGGAAAATAAATAATCCATTTGTAGAAGAAGAAAAAGTGCATCCTAATCAAAAGGTTGTACAGTTTGATGATATGGGGAACTTAATCTAATGGATAGTTTATTTGGTGGTAGTGGCATTAGAACACTACGTAAAATGGTTAAAAAAGGTCTTATTAAAGTAGAAGATCTTGATACACCTCCTTCTGGTTGGTTTATAGCTCTGGGTTATGAAAGAGAAACAGGCACAGGTAAATGGAAACGTGTTTTACGTACAAAATGTGGTGCTACTCCGTCACTTCCTGTACATAAATTGCCAAAATATAGAAATAGTCTTACAGGTAAAATAACTTTTGATCCTGTGGAATATGAAAAGCAAAATTAAAGATATTTTAGTACAAGATCCTTTTGTAAAGTTTTATCCAGAACCACATAAATACTACGACTTAAAACGTAAATGTTATGTAGCCAGATCCGTTAGTGACGTAATTAAAACATCTGATTTTGTTAGTAAAAACATGGAAATTGCTGCAAAAAGAGGTACAGCTATACATGAAGCTGCTCAGATATGGTGTGAAACAAAAGATAAGACACTAGCACTAGCGTATGCAAAAGAATATAGACAATGGGTAGAACATTTAATTAATTATCGTATGTGGGATACATGGAAATGTGTAGCAAATGAGTTGAGAATGGTTGATAGAAAAAGAGATATAGCAGGTAGTTTAGATGCAGTATTGCAACATAAAGAAACAGGTGCATTATGTTTAGCAGATTTCAAAACACAAGTTAAGTACAAAAAGAAAAACCATAGACTACAAATAGGTGGTTATGTATCGTTGTTAAATCAAAACTATCCTTCTATTACTTTGTTTACCTGTAGAGTTATTTATATAACACCAGATGGTATAAAAACACAAGAGTATAACCCTGCTGAATGTATGTTTGATTATGAACAGGCAAGAAGTTTATATTTTAAAAAATCTATTTAATTTTGTGAGTATGTTCAACATTAGGTGGTGTTATTAGTTCTACATCTGCACATATTCTTGCCATTTCAGTACCTTCTTTAAACCTTATACCTTGTTTTAAATTGTCTATACAGGTCTTTGCTCTACTCATTTCAAAATTAAGACGTTTTGCAGCTAATGATGCTTCATATAATTCATTTTGTTTTTTCATTGCTTTTCTACATTCTTTTATAGCTGTTCTATCTAGTGGTATTGAAAAAGTAGCAGTTATACCACCATTAACAGATACATTAGATTGTTTTTGTCCTGTTCTAACTTTTTCAAAATATAATATTTCACCTCTATAACCAACATCTACATCACCATCTCCTATGGGTTGGTTTTCATCGTCAAAATCACCTTCTACATCTTTTCTGCTATAAACAGGTCTATCATAATGTGTTTCGTATGGTGTGGCAAAACCATAAGTAGTAGAAACAAATGGCGATATGTTTAATGTTGCACCCTGACAAGTGATAGTATTCATTTGATACTGAAACTGCCTTGACGGAACCACTTGGACGGCTTGATTGACAACGCTTCCAGAACTATTACTGGTCGTATTAACAGAATTAGCAAAAACAGGGTTATTTAATATAAGCAACAACAATAAATATTTTTTCATTGACTAAACGTACTTGTTGTATCCGTTATATTCTCTATCTGAGTAGTGCGCTGTATATGGGTGTAATTTGTTATACCAGGTGTTTCTAGCGTTTCGTAATACATAAAGCTCTCACCTTGATTTACGATACTGTACGTAGGCTTATTATTTAAGTTAGGAGAAACATATGTAGTACCTGTACCTTGTATAGTTGTATCTAATTTTGTCCAACCAGCAGGGGCTACATTACCTGTAGAACTTTTTACATTTTCACCGCCTATTGTTAATTGGTATCCATTACGTATATCAAAACTTTTAATGTCCTCAACTGTAGTACTTTTAGTTTCTGATCTTTGGTTTAGTACTCCCTGTTGGAAATTAGGTATAACACTTTGAGCATATACAGGTACGCTAAAAAAACTTAGCAGCAATATAAACCTATACATAGCTAAAGCTAATCAACTATTAATGTAGATGTTACTTGCCCTAAAGCCTCCGTATTATGTCCACCTGCTGTAAGTGTTATTGCTCCTGCTGATGTAATCGTACCTGCTAAATCTCCTGCTGTACCACCTGCAATACTGGTTACATCTGAAAAATTAGGAGCAGCACCAGTAGTTACTGCTGAACCAGGTATGGCATCTGCTTGATTAAATGATTGTGAAAAGCTAAAGCTGTTACCTGCTGTTTTTTGAGTGGCTTCTAATGCTGGTATTGAACCAACACCACTAGATATTGTTAATGCACCTATACCATCTGAAACGGCACTACCTCCTGTTGGTGTATAAGTTGTATCAACACCAGAACCACTAACGCTATAGCTAGTCCCAAGCCTTGTAGCAGAAGTAGAAGCACCTCCTACAGTTAATTTTGTTGAACTAGTAATACTGTGGCTTAAATCTGCGTAACACGCAGGTGACGTTATAAGTATTAAAAGTGGTAATAGTTTTTTCATTTAATACCTACATTAGTATCTTTGTTATCTACCATTTTAGCAGCGTTGAGGGGTTTCTTTTTGTTAACAGAGATACCGTATGAACCGAGTACCCCACTGGTCAAGCCAGCTAAAAACGCTCCGTCATTACGGATTTTGTCCATATATCCTAAAGTCATCATTGCTAACGACCATACAAGAATCATAAATCGGACAGCATGACCAAAAAGTTCAGCCCAATCAGTCCCTTCTTTTTCTTCTTGTTCGTCCATAGTTACTAATTTAGGGTTATTATTAATATAGACATAAACAATAGATAATGGTAGAGGTAGCAGCAGCAGTAGGTGGGGCAATGCTTACAGCTTGCTTTGTCTCGGTTGGATCTATAAGTTATAGAGGCAGGCAGTCTAGGGATGACCTTGTACGTAATACAACAGCAATAGAATTATTAACAGATAAGATTGATAATATGCATGACGATATGAAAGAAGTATTTCACAGGCTAAAAGAAGTAGAACTGGCTGTTGCAGAGATTAAGCCTAGAAGATAAAAGGTCATCTACCACTGCCTGGGGATCTAATTCAGATGACCTATTTCAATTTAACGTCTACAATATGTTTGTAAAGCAAAACAAAGTTATGTACAAGATTCTAAAGCCTATACTATTACGTTTTCTTTCTACTACAGGATGCAAAAGGTTAATTATTGATTTATTAAGGGCTATTTGTAAACAGACCACTAATACATTAGATGATAGGGCTGTTGATCTTTTGGAGCAAAAACTATTTCCTAAATTAAATTAAAAATAACCAACAGCAGTATTATTGTTACCAATGGTATTTACCAATAGCAGTATTATGCTTGCCATTTGTAACAGTTAAAACCCTTACAATAACTACGTTTTATAATAAATAACCAACTGCTGTATTATTAGTACCGCTTGTATTTCCTACTGCTGTGTTTTAGTCACCTTTGGTATTTCCAATAGCTGTGTTTTATCAACCACTTGTATTTCCAAAAGCAATATTATTGTTACCAGTTGTATATACCAAAACCCTTGCAACCAGTAAGATTTTTTATTTATAACCAATAGCTGTGTTCTTGTAACCAATAGTATTTCCTATAGCAGTATTATTAACACCATTGGTAATTCCTATTGCTGTGTTTTGATTACCACTTGTAATACCAACAGCAGTATTATAGTTACCACTTGTAGGACTTAAAACTATTGCAATGACTAGATTTATATAAGATAA